GCTGTTAGGATTCTACCGATTAAGATATTCAGCATTCTTACTACAGGACTAAGCACGGCAATGAGGCCGCTACCTATGGCGGCTTTAAGGCTATCAAATTGCAAGGACAAAAGCCTTACCTGGTTAGCCCAGCCGTCCGAGGTCCTCATGAAGTCGCCTTGTGCAGCAGAAAGCTGGTCTTGCACGAATTTAAACCGAAGTGCCACCTTCTCCGCTTCAGACATAGACTTAGTAGTCTTACCGAAGCCGTTGGCCATAGCAAAGGCGTCCAGTGCGGTCTGTGTCATTACGACACCTAAAGACTTAAGGCTTTCCGTCTCACCGGTAAACACGGATTTAAGCTTTGTATAGGCTTCGTCCTGACTCATGTTGTAGAAAGACGCTACGTCTCCGGCAAGGCCTGTTAAAGCAGTAGCCATGTCATAGGCTTGCCCCTCGGAGAAGCCGAAGGCTTTTCCCATAGCCCCAAAGGTTCCTGTAAAGTTCTTGGCCATCGTCTCAGATAGACCGAACTGCGCTGCGGCATTCTTTGCAAAATTGTCTATCTGTTTATTCATCGTAGGAAAGACGGTATCTACTACGTTTTGCACCTCGGAAAGGTTGGAGCTTAGTTCTATACATTCTTTACCAAAGGATATAAGCTTTCCAACTGCAAAGGCTCCGGCAAGCATTTTACCGGCTTTCGTAGCAAGTCTCGTTATGTTGTTTAATCCTGCCTCAAAATCGCCCTTATTAAGGACTAAGTCAAGGCTTACCTGCCCTACGCTATCTCCCATTTATCCCCCTTTCCTACGATAAAAGCGAAAACAAGCTGGCTTCCAGCTTTCTCATTTCCGCTGCGTATTCTTCCTCTGTCATTCTTTCACTCTGTTTTGTACGCCAGTCGTCGTAAATCTTCCTTTGGTACGAAGAAAATCGTTTGATGGTCTCCTGGTCTGTCTCACTGCGGATTGCTACTACCTTACCAAGGGCAGTGTCCGCGGATAGACCGGATAAAAGGGCAGAAAACTCTGCCCAGTCAACCGTCTTAAAATCCTTCGTAGATAAACGAAGGCCGTACTGTGACAGGAAGCTGGAAACTATCAAGTCCCAGTCTTCAAACAGGTCATAGTACGGCTCATTACTCTTTTTCTTGCTTCTCTCCTGTGATTAGCTCTACAGCGGCTTTGATCACCACAATCAGGTCATCAAAGCTAAGCTTAAGCTTTGCAAGCTTCTCTCTGGATTCCTCCGGGAACAGAGTCTCGTAAGCTTCATTTACTTCCTTCGCTCCGGCATCACCGCCCATAAACTGGAGCACCTTCAACATGGAAGGCGCGTCACTGTTTACTTCAATCTCTTTCCCCTTGATGATTAAGCAGCTGTTTTCTTCAAAGTTCAGTCTGTCTGTAATATCAATCTTCTTCATGGATTAACCTCCGATTCCGGGTGTAGCCGGTGCAGGGGTAATAGTCGGCTTACCATAGCACTCTGCATCGAACTCCAATGCATCAATTCCTGTGGTGTCTCCACCGCCCGGTGTGGTTACGTTGATAACTACAGGACAGGTAAGCTTTGCGCCGGATACCATAGTCCATTCAAACTGTGTCATTACATCGGGTCCAAACTTCCATGCAAGGTCTGCGATATAGTCGTTTGCCTTGTCTCCTACACATCTCTTTCCCTTAAACTTAAATGACATCTTCTTACCGGTCATAGCTGCCTTAGACCAGCCCTCCGCATCCATTGCAAACCAGTTCTCCACTGTTCCGTCGATGGTAGGCGCAAAGTTCTCGAGATCCTTTGGTGTTGCCATGTCCTGAGGCTTACTGTCCATGCCCTTAAGACCGAACTTAAACTGATTAGAATGCACCGGATATACTTTTCCTGCTACTTCGCTCATAATCATTTCCTTTCATAAATTACATCAATCCAGATAACGAACTCATAGACTCCGCTATCGTCGGTTCCTACGTCTTGTGGTTCCGGTACTGCCAAGGATAGGTAACGAACCACGGTATCACCTATCTGAAAAGCTTTGTCTTTTGCCTGTAAAAATTGAAAAAGCTTTATGGCTGCGTCTTCCGTTTCCACAAAGCTTTTATTCCAATGAATTAACAAAGATATCGGAGAAATGCCGTAGCTTGTATGCTCTAAGCCTCCTAAGGCCTTGATGGGCGTGCCGCTGGACTTCCTGTGATAGATTCCAAGGGATTTCTCCTTTTTATTATCCAGTTTTCCGATATAAACCTGCTTAAAAAGGCCACTGTCCTTAATTAGCTGCTGAATTACTTTCAGCGGTAGCACTAAACATCCCCCCTCTCTTTGTAAAACTTCATGAAGGCATTCTTTGCAAAGTCTTCCTTCTCTCCGCCCTTCTCCCAGTCCTCGAACCATTGCCCTTTAGCGTTGGGGTTTTCGGACGTGTCGAAGTTAAATTCCGGGTGATAGTAAAGCCTTCTTGCGTATGGTGTGGAGTGCACAAGTCTTACCACTCCTCTATCTGCATCAGAATCGTCTACAAAGGCAGATTCGTTCTGCAAATTACCGGTTTTAAAGGGTACTACTTGGCTTTGCACTACATCGCTGTGCACTGCTTCTCCTGTCATGGCAAGGGCAGTTACTGCCGCCTTAGAAAGCTGTTGTATCCTCGGAAAGTTCATTTTTACCGTGCTTTTAGCCTTCATTATTTCACCTCCAGCTTGCAATAATTCACTGTCCCGTCAGGATTCCTTGCTTTCATACCGTGAACGATTTCTCTTTCCTCGGAAAAGACCGTTACAGTTCCTCCGGATAGACTAGGGAAGTTTTCTGCAATGTCTCCCGGGAAGTAGGCTGTTCCGGTACACTCCACAAGTTTCTTTTCTTCCGTGAAAATGGTTTTTACACTGTCTTGGAAGTTGCAAAGAAGGCTTAAATCAAGAGAGCGTTCAGGCTCTCCGTCTTCCGTTATCCCTTCACTGGTTAAATGCACCTCGATAGGAACCTTACAAAGGCTTTTGGGAACTAAACAAGGATACTTCATACTTCCTCCTATATCGCCTTACAGCACAGCCCTGTTTGACAGAGCAAAGCGTAAAGGGAGCGACTAATTGTCACCCCCTTTTCTACCATTACCTTCTCGCTGGAAGATAATTTCACGCTTGCTCCGTTAAGGCTATACTCGCTTAGCGGCGATTCTAAAAATTCCGCGTTGTCGTATTTGAAAAGGGCGAGCTCTCCAGCTACCTCTTCGATAATCTCTTTTTGAAAGTCAGTGAGATGCCCAAACCCAATTCCACGAATGCGGTTATAGCTTAAAGTATCGATGTCCCTACTTGCCCTGTTTAAAAGTTCGTCTATCTTGTCCTCCGGAACGCCTGCACCGTACCTCTCAATAAACTTTGTTTTATCCAGGTAAGGACTCATCTTAGTTACCTCCGTCCTCTACGGTTTCAACCCCTTTATTCTTCCCTTTCCCTTGGGGCTGGGCTTTCTGCAGTTCTGCTTCAAGTGCTTCCAGCTTCTCCTGAAGCGCTGCATACTCGCCATAGGACACAGTCTTACCGGGAGCCGCTTCTAAAAGTTCTCCGTCATCGCCGTAAATATCAAATCCCTGCGTAAGGTAAAACCCCTTCTGAGAATCATCGATGAAGTATTCCTTATTTTCTTTTACTGCTCTCACGCTCTACCTCCTTAGTGCTTAGTTACGTGTGCTGCACAGCCTGCAACCCTTCTCTCAATCATGAAGAGATCCCAGTAGTTTCGATTCTGATACAGATATCCGTCTGCGGTTCTGGAATCAGTTCCCGGAGTGAAAAGAGAAATGTATGCGTACTTGTCTCTTGCTACTACGCAGGAAGGATGTACCAGAATAAAGTTAATCTGATCCGCATCGGCAGCGGCCACACATCCGTTAGTGAAGTTGTACTTGGTCTTCATACGTCCGGAAGGAACCATCTTAACCGTTACCTCATCCAAGCTATGAATGCTTCTGTCTACAGCATTGGAGCTGTTTACAGTGATCATTCGCTGGATGCCGTCCGCTTCCTTTAACAGCTTGTTTACGGTCGGCGTAACATAGAGGATTCTTCCTTCTACAGGCACTCCCGCATCGTCCATCTTGGACATTTCCTCATCGAAGACAGCCAGGATATTCTGTGCAGTAAGAACGGTGGTGCTGTCGATTCGTCCGTGGAAGGTAGTAAGCTCTGTATGAAGCTTAGAGAAGTTGTAGCAGTCCTTCTCAGGGATTGCCTGCTCCGTCTCAAAAGTATTCTGGATATTTGCAACGGACAAAGCAAGGTTTGTCTCATCGATATCCATAGGATCCACGAAGAACTCGATATCTCTATCGTGGGCAAGCTTCTTAGGCTCCCAGTCATTAGAGATAGTGCCGGCATTGAAGCCTGCGGTTCTTGTGTGGTCCTTATAGCCGGACAAGGTAAGGCGAGGAAGCTTAATGGTCTGCGCATTAAGGAAGGTAATCTGTGGATTACTGTGCATTAATGCATCAGAGCAAAGCTCCCTCTCATACTTCTGTGCCAAAAACTGTGTAAACTGTTCTGCGTACTGATATACTGCCATAATTAAATTTCCTTTCTCCTATTCAGGATTAACTTAGTCCGAAGGCTTTCTTTAATGCCTCCGATTCATTCTCATTTTTGCTACCGCCGTTTGCACCTACGGCTTGGAACCCTGTAGCCTTGGTATTAGAAGCCTTAAGCTGTGGGATATCCTCCAGCACCTTATTCAGAGCCTTCTTAACATCCTCTTCCTTAAGTTCCTTTCCGTCTAAAGCGGTAAAATCCGCCATCTTTAAGACGTAGGGAATCGTTTTAGCGTTAAGCCCTAAGCTTACCGCTTGCATTGTGGCAAACTGCTCAAGCTTTGCCCGCTTAGCCTCTTCCTGTGCAGCAGTAAGACCGCTTTGAAGGGTAGCTAGGTCAGGCGTGTTCTTTGCCTTTTCCTCTTTAAAGGCATTAATTGCCTTTTCTACCTCTTCCTGCGTAAGGCCTTGCTGTTTGAAATAGCCTTTCATAGCTGATTCCTCTGCCGCTTTAGTTCTCCCCTCAATAATCTGCGCAAGCTTGTCATAATCAATCCCCGGCATGCTCTGCCCGTTCTGATTCTGAGGCATTCCCTGCTGATTATTAGACTGCTGTGTTCCTTGTTGGGTGTCTTGACCCTGTGCATTGTTTTCCATATTCTCCTCCAGTTTTATGTGTGTCTCACAATATAGTTTCCCTGTTTTTACAAGGTGTCTCCTCGTAGTTTTACGCCTTCGGGCAATATAAAAAGCACCGCCCTATGGACAGTGCTTTAAAGCATGATATGATGAAAGAAAAAAGGAGAAAATGCATGATAGATCCTACTTCTAAGAAGGTACTTCACTACCTCTACAATCTTCCCGATTTTACTTTCGATGTAAATAAACAACTGAACCCCCCGGACTTTCTAAGCAGGGATTCTTTCTTATCCTGCCTTGAGTACCTTGAGCAGGAAGGCTATATCCGTATCACCCGAATAGGTGAAAATCAAGCCTTTCTTTCGGCAGTCCTCACCCATAAAGGGCGACACTTTCGAGCATTCAATTCCATCGCCCTTAAAAGATACTTACTGGACAAATGGATTGACTTAATCGCCCTAATTATCTCTATAATTGCCCTTTTGGGCGCCTATCGCCATGAAATCAGTGCGTTACTACACCTATTAATGCCAGGATAGACAGGATAAATGCCAGCTTGGAGAACCAAGAAAAATCTTCCCAGCCGTCCCATAGCTTTTCTTTCTTCATACGCTCCTCCTATTTTACGATGTGAATAACCTCTTTCAGCATTTCTTCGGCTTTCTTCATGAGACCGTTTTCTTCCAAGTATTCCAAGCCTTTAAGCGTAATCTCAGGCCGCACAAGCTTAACTTTTGGATAGCTTACATCGAAGGACTCCCAAACTTCCCCGCCGGTAATGTACCCTTCTTTTAGAAGCATGGCCATAAGCCTCGACCACATCGGAAGGCTGATACTTAATGCTTCCGGAGAAAGCAGTTCGCTATCCCACTCTTCCAAGTCCATAGCCTTATGTAGGATAGATAGGATTCTGTAAATCTGTTTGAATTGCTCCATAATCACTCCTTTTTAGGCAATAAAATACCACCGAAGACCGGTGGTAGATTAGTTTTCTTTTATGCTGTCGCCCGCGATTAATAGAGACCGAATTTATGCGATATTTCATCACGGCTTTCTCTCAATTTCTCTCTTAAGTCTGGTGGAATCACTATTTTCTTTGACTCCTCAGCGCTTGGCATTTTACTATCATCTGCGAGATCAATCAGTTCTCCATTGATTTCCTTTAACATGACTTCTACCTCTCTAGAAAATTTAAATGCGCCGATTTTTGTAATGCTTCAACTACAGCTTTTGATGCTTCCTCTTCAATCGTTGCATCCGCATATCCTATCATATCTCTTTTAATTTTATTGTACATGTTCTGAATATATTCGTCAATATTATCCAAAGGCTTTAACTTTTCAATCTTATATACTGTGCCGTTGTGGCAGATGATAGTGGAACCAATCTGCCATTCTCTGTCAAAAAGCTTTTTTATGTCATCCCTAGACGGAAACGAACTATTCGGATGGTTGTGAAGAACCTCGAAGGGAATCTTCCAACTGTTTAATTTCTCTTCTTCGGTCACAGAAAAACCGCTGGAATGCATCCGCATATTAACTGCGGATGTATTTTTAACAAGCCGCTTTCCTGTTCTGGCGTCTATGGCCACTATCTCTTCGTAGAATGTATTGTTTCTTGCTTCCAAGATTTCCATAGCTTCTTTGTATATTGATTCACTCACCACTTTATTCTTTCCCAGCCCTTCAAATTTATCGTGGTACTTCTTCGTGTTCACCAATTCAAGATTGACGTGCCCCATATCGCGAATGCCGTCGTCTTTGATGTGTGCGAGTTCCTTTTCGCCGCCCATAACGCTTGACAGGGCTTTCCACTGCTCCGCCTTCCGTGCGTACTGCTTCTTATTCTCCGGATCCAGCGAGAACTTGGACAACCTTTCAAACTTCGAGACCTGATGTTCAATCCGCTTTTCCTTTTGCTCTCGGTTATAGTCTTCTGCTACTTCCTCAAGCTCTTCTTTAGTCCACTTCTCCTCTCCGGCATGAAGTTCCGGGAAGTAGGTGGTGTGACTGTCTTTGCAGTTCGGATGGTAAAGCCCCGCCCCTATCGCGCTGGATAGAAGCGGATAGTCTCCGTCCTTCTTGTTTCCTCCTGACCAAACATCGTCTATAAAGACTTTTCCAACAAAGGGAGCACACTTCGGGCAAGGATTACCTCTCTTTGCCAGTATTACCGTAGTAATGCCCCACTTCCTTCTCTTCTCCCCTTCTCCGCTTAGATAGGCTCTTTTATTTGCGGTCCTTACCGCCATTCTTGCGTAGTTTGGAAGCGTATGCCTGGCACCGTTCTTATACTCAACGCAATTAAGGCCGCTGGACAGCATGCTCTTAGTCGCCATGTCTACAGCTTGCTCGTAAGTACCCGCGCCGCTGTTTGCATAAACCTGCGCATTAAAAATGGCCTTACGATACTGATCGTCGGCCATACGGAGTATTGCTGTTTCTGCTTTAGTCATGTCTGACTTAGTAGCTTTGATTAACGCCTCCAGCTTGTTTTTATTAAGCTGGAAGAATCTTCCGGTTAGAGGGTTCATAGACTGCCTAAGCTTTGCGCCTTTCTTGGCGGCACGAAGTATCTTTCTTTCCTCGTGCATTCCACCTGCTGCGTAGGACTTCCGGATAGCTTCTTCTATCTTTTCATTGATAGCTGAGAATCTTCCGGAGTACTTCTCCTTATTGTCCTGCCGATAGGCTCTAAGGCTTTTAAGCTGTTCGGCCTGCCACATGGTCCATTCTTTCTCTTCCTTGATTTCCTCAATTCGGTGCCTTCCCATGTTTCGAATCATGGAAGCAATGAGTTCTTCCTCGATTCTATCGAGTGCTTCTCCGATGTCATACGCCATTCTGATGCACCTTAAAGCCTTGCAAGCGGTAAGACCTGATTAGTTCTTTCAGTTTACCCTTACTCTTGCAATCATCCTTCCTAAGCTCTGCCATGCCGTCTTTTTCCAAAGCATACACACCGAAGGGCACTTGCTCAGACGCCAGCTTAAGCATCTGTCTGTATTCCTCCGGGCTCATTTTGTAGCTGTGGTTTAATATTTGGACTACCATCTATTCCCTCCTCTACTGAAAAGTCCGGCTCCTCTACGCTGGAAATGCCTTGCTCCTCTTTTAGCCTTGCGACTTCCTCTTTCTTCCACTCATCATCCTTTGTATCGCCGTAGAGCTCTTCAATCTGTGCCTCGATACTCATCATAGCTACCCCCGGTCTTGCCTTGGCCAATGTTTCTACTTGACTCTCAAATGAGGGGGAAGCGTATTCGCCGAAGGGGATATTGACCTTGACTTCTTCAATGCTTTCTCCTCGGAGGACTTTCTCCGCATTGATACACTGCTGAATTAGTCTCGGTATCTGCTCTTGAATAGCCTTTACGATGCTCGCTCTGGTGTATAGCGTGGTCTTCTCTTTTTCCCTTTGCGCGAGAGCATTGTCCAGTTTCTTCGTATCAATCCCCAAAGTGGAGGGGCTGATAATTCCTTGCAGGCAAAGGTCTAAGGCAGTAATGTAGGAAGCCATATAGCTGTCATGAGGGATATTTGGCTGCGTAACAGTGATTGCATTCTTTGCGCCCTCTGAGATATCGTCCGCTCCGGCAATAAATCGATTGTCGAAAGCATTAGGCTTTAAAAGCATTCCGTTATTCGGGTCTCTCGGGATAAAACTTTCAGGAACATAGGTTTTAGACCGCCCCGCCCTCAAAGCGTCCATCCATTGACTCCATGCTTCGTCTAAGGCATCGAAGGAATCCAGCTTTCCGTCATAGATAGAAGAACCTCTTCCTTCATACTTTGCATTCTCATAAATCTTAAAGGGTACGGCCATCATCAGGCTTTCGTCAAAGGTCCAGTCCTGCACGTTTTCAGGCAAAGGATATTCCTGCTCATTCCTATAAAGCTTATGCCGGATATAGCCTCTTCCGTAGTGTGCATGAAGGACGCCGCCTTCATCCCAAGGAATCTTGAAGATAACCTCTTTCAGTCTTCCGTAGCGATAGACGAACTCTACGCGCTCTCCCGGTACCCACTCGATAATCGGGTGTGCGCTTTCGGCTGGATCCAGCACAATACGGAAAGCACCGTCACCGACTACAAGGGTGTCCTTTAAGCAGGTATCCATTAAGGCTTCAAAGTGGTTCTCTTCTTCGATATCCTCCCAAAGGTTCTTCTGAATATCGCTGTCAAACTCGAAAGCGTTCATATCCGGAAGAACGATAGCACTAAGCATTTTTACGATTAGTCCGGGAAGTCCAGTATGGATTTTCCGAATCTCCATGCCCGCTGTAGGCTTTGCACCCCAAAACTTCTGTGCGTCGTTTAACATTCTGCACTGCTGATACAGCTGTTCCAGTTCGTTTCCGTCTGCTCTGTACCATATTTTGTTTCGAATGGCTGCAGTCTCAAAATCCATGAAGCTTTGAATCGAAACATGATAAGGGCTTATAGGCTGAATCTGCAGCCAGGTCTGTAATCCTTTTTTAAACTTATCTGTCATACTCTTTATCCATCCCACTGTTTATCTCTCCAATCAGCTTTCTAAACGGTATCCAGGCATACTGTGAGGCGTTTATCGTGTGATCGTGTCCATCCTCGGGTATATCTTTATCTTCCTCCCAAGAATAGCTGTTCAACTCTCTAATATGCTCCGTGCAATCCTCGGATACCAAATACTTCCCTTCTGCAATCCAGCCTAGCTGGTGATTAATACGGTCAATGATACTTACTTTCTTGTAGCTGTTTACAAAGGTGTAAAGGCTTCCGTGGTTCCGCTTAAGCTTCTTAAGCTCTGTTATGGTCGCCTGGTCTGCTGAATCAATGAACACGTCTCTCGCAAAGCCGTAGTCCTTTCTACAGGATTCCAGAAAGGCTATAAACTTTACAGCTGTGTCCGATGGTGCTAGAGGCTCCCGCCTATCCCTGTTATTGTATACGCATTCTCTTAGCACTATGCAGCGCTTGTCCTTGGTAATGCCTAAGAACATCATTGCTATAGTGTCTTCGGAATGAGAGGAGTAGGAGGTGTCAAGCCCTGCGGTGAACTTCACAAAAGGATTAATGCTATGCGGAATCTTCGCAATCTCCTGTCTGCTTAGTACATGAGTCTTTTCATCGAAGTTAGAAAATACAAGGCCTGTAGAACGACCACGCAAGCCCTCAATCTTATTTTTCCATATCTTCGTACCTCTGGGCGTGTTTCTAAGAATCTGCTCAAGCTTCTCTTTAGGTAATCCCAAATTATGAGAAAAAGAAAAGAACCAGTGCACCCAGCCGGGCTTCGGTTCTTTCACTAAGCATTCTCTTATTTCTTTCGGTGTTTCGCTTTCCCACTCAGGAAGTGGCCTTGCATGGTCTACATACTCTGAATAGACAGGAAGCGAAGGATCGTCGGGATTCAGGGTTCCCATCATGTAATCACAGCGCATTGCCGCCTCACGGACAAAATCAATATCCGCCGTGTTTATCTCATCGATGTAAAGGCATCCATACTGTCCTCCTAAGGCTTTCTGCCACTTCTTTTTATCGCCATAACCTAAAACATATACTGTCTTATCCCCTCCGCTTGCATGGAAAAGGATGTGCGGTATTTTGTCTTCGCTGGTGCCGTTTCCGTTGTACTCAACAAGTGCACCGAAGTCGTCTACAATGCCTAAGTCCTTATTGATGATATTCTTTTCTGCTGTACCGGTATCCTTTGCCGCTATGATGTGGAGCTTCTTCTTACTGCTTGCGACCTTCAGCATGAACTTAAACAGGCCTACGGTCGTCTTGCCCGCACTCGTCGTGCCTTCAAGGAACTCTACGGATGCGTTGCACCGGAGAAAGGCCTTGTACTTGTCCGATAGGAGGAGCTGTTCTCCGCTCATGAATCATCCCCTGCGCCTAACTGGCTAATAAGATTGTCCAGCTTAGACTGCTCAGATTCAAGGCCGGACACCTCAACCTTATCCTTGAACAAGCCAAACCGCTTTCCTAGCAATTCAGCAGCCCTCAGCCTTTCTTTTTCGTCCGGCGCCTTTTTGAAGCGTCTGGCTTCGGAGCAACCGTCTCCCAGTCCTTCGACTACTACAACCTCTGCCGTAGACTCGCCACGCATTACGGAAGTAAGGTATTCCATCACCTCTGTGGCTGTGGCCATGCGGTCGCTACTCATGCTTGCGAGAATCGGCTCAATCGCCTTTTTAACTTTATCATTTGTTAGCAGTCTACTTGCTAAAGCTGCAGCAGTTTCATTCTTCTTCACGGAAGGATATGCGACACGATAAGCCCTTGTGCCGTTCATATCAACCAGGTATTCTTCAATAAACTTTTTCTGCTTGTCTGTTAAATCGTCTTTGTTTTTCACTAAGGCTCATCCCCTTTCCAACAATATCCTTTAGTAACAAAAAGGGAGCCACCGTTAAGCGGCTCCAAGCTTCAAAAGGAGTTCCATGTTACATGGCAAATGGCAAGATGCGTTCCGACACCAAGTCCATTATTATTGTAAAACGAACTTTCCGAACAAAACGAACAATTTTCACATTTTTGCTATTTTTTCTCGAAAGACCTATCGTGGATTACGATTCTTACGTATTCCTCGGATACGTTGCCCAGCTTCCTGGCTATCCAGCGCCAAGTTCTATCCTCTGTATAACGGCTCCGGATAACAAAGCGTAGCCTATCGTCCTCTATAGACTCAATCCAGCTTTCGACTTTACGGATTCTTGCTTCGAGGTCTGAAAGCTTTTTAAGTCGTCTCTCGTAAAGCTCCTGATTGAATCCGTCAAGATGGACTACCTTCTTAAAGCCTTTTGAGTAGTCGTGCCCGAAGTCATGAACAGTCTCGCCGATCATGTTTGAGATTTCCTTCTCCAGTATACCGATGTTTTGCTTCCAGCCTCGGTACTTCTTTAATTGTTCCTTTGTCATTCTTCTCCTCCTGCATCTAACTCCCATGCACTCTCGCCCTTATCAATAAAGGCTTGAACAATTTTCTTTACAGTCTTTTCTCCTATGCCGTCAATCTTAAGCAAGAACTCTTCCATGGTGTCCTTGTCAAATTCCAAGATACTAGGCATAGAATCCTGTCCATCTTGAAAGCCGCTCTGGTATACCGATACCGCCCAGGCGTTCATTTGGTTATAGCTATACCGCTTCAAGGCTTGATAGTTTCCAAAGTTCAAAGGCTTAAGCATATGCTACTCCTTTCCAAGCCTCGCCTTTAAGGCTCTAAGTACATCCTCTTGATTCTGCCCCTTTTCACTCAGGGACTTTTTAATATCATGGTCTACCGTATCTGTACAAAGCAGCTCATGCACGATAACCGGTTTTTCTTGCCCTTGCCGGAAAAGTCTGGCGTTCGCCTGGGCGTACAGCTCATAGCTCCACGGCAGCGAGAACCAAATGATATGTCGCCCGCCGTATTGGAGATTGATTCCATAAGCCGTACTTGCAGGATGGGCAAGTAAAATATCAATCTTCCCCTTGTTCCAGTCTTCCTCATCCTTAGGGCTTTTAAACTCTCTAACTTCTAAGCCTGACTTCTCCAAAGCTTTCAGGATCCTATCCTTGTCATGCTTGAAATTATAAAAGACCAATGCGGATTCTTCATTTAACTCTTCCACAAGCTCCGTAAAACGCTCCAGCTTACAGTCATGAATATGATTCACTACTTTATCCTCATCGTAGATAGCACCGTTCGCACACTGGGAAAGCTTGTTGGTAAGCACTCCGGCAGATACCGCAGTTATCTCTGACTCCTCCAAGGATAAAACCATGTTCTTTTCCAAATCCTGATAGGCCTTTAAGGCTTTCTTATCCAAGTCAACGGGTATCTCGTTATAGACAATAGAGGGAAGCTCCAGATAATCTTTAGCCTTAAGGCTTATACAAATGTCGGATATCTTTTTTGTGATAGCTTCTTTCGCTCCGGGCTTTAAAGTGTATCCAAACCCTGAATAGTCCTTTGTAAAATACCTGGTTCTATAGTGGGTTACATATTCTCCTAGTCGCTCTCCCCTATCCAACAAATAGATTTGGCTCCAAAGGTCTTCCATGCTTTTAGGATTCGGTGTTCCGGTAAGGGCTATTAAGCGATTCACAAAGGGCAGCGTTCTTTTTAAAGCTTTAAAACGCGTGGCCTGAGGATTCTTAAAGCTGGAGCTCTCATCTACCACAACCATATCGAAGAACCACTTCCGCCCAAGAGTTTGACAAAGCCAAGCCACATTGTCCCGGTTAGTGATGTAAATATCAGCAGCTTGATTGATAGCAGCTATGCGCTCTTTTGCAGATCCTAAGACCTTAGATATCTTTAAATCCTTAGTATGTTCCCATTTTTTAGATTCCGTGGTCCATGTGCTCTCTGCCACCTTCTTCGGAGCAATAACCAGAACCCTGAAAATATCCAGTCTGTCCTTTAGCTCCATAATAGCCGACAGGGTAATAATAGTCTTGCCAAGTCCCATGTCTAAGAAAAGGCCTACAGACTTGTCTTTTACGATGCGGTCTATACACATGGTCTGATAATCATGTGGTTTGAACTCCATAGGCTTCCACCTCCTCTCATCTATACTCCGTTCCGGATAGGCAGTTATTTTGAAAGTCTTCTACAAACTTCCTAACCCCCTCCATGCCGTAGATTACATAAACTTCCTGCTTTAATGCTTTAAGCTTTTTTATTTGAATCTCCTGCAGAGAAGACAGCCTACCCTTTATGGTTTTCAGTTCGGCAAAAAATACCTTGCCCTCTTCCGTAATGAATAATCTGTCCGGAACACCCCTGCAATTTGGAGAAACGAATTTATACGATTCGCACCCAAGATTCCAAAGCATCCGCACCAACGCTTTTTCCACTTTCCTTTCCTGTTCTACCATTACACAAACCTTTCAAAAAATTTAGATGGTAACCATGGTAACCAACTTTTCGATTTTCCTAACATATATAGGAAAAGTAGAATGTATTTATTTTATCTATTAAATACATGCATATATAAGCTGTA